GCCCGCTCTTCAACCCACTCTTGCCGACTGGACAGATCGTCGCGGATCCCGCGCATGAGCTCTTCCGAGATCATCGTCAGGGTGCCGTCATCAATGTCATCAACAAGGTTACGAAACCATTTCTTAGCCTGTTGAGCATCAGATGGGCCGTCCTCTTCAATACCCTTCCCATCCAGAGAAATGGTGATCGAACCGTCAGGGTGCTCAATCTCAAGGATCTTGCCCTTATCATCCATCTTTTGGTTAGGGCTGCCCTCGTCGATGCTTACATCAACGTCACCGGCGTCAATGTGCTCTTCATGCTCAGGCTGATCCAGACGGATCATTGACGATAGACCCGGTACTACGGCCATAGGTTAAACCTCTGTCGATGCTTCCATCTCGGCAACGAACCGCCGGATGCCCTCTTGTGCCGCAATATTATCAGATTGAGCGGCTATTTCATAGTCTCGCGTCTCATTATAAGGCTCTTGGCCCCACACATGGACAACAAATAGGCCCTGCGCTTTTGGCGTGGACGGCTTAATAATATCTACGGTTGCGCTTGCAAATACCATTTGTTCCTCACTTTTCATGACGATATCAGATATCTGGTTGTAACGGAAGGATGTGCTTTTGGACTTGCTGGCCTATCCACCGCATCACAGGCACGGCCATACTATTGCCCAACGCCTTGTATCGAGGACCGTCAGCGGCCTTTGGAATGTCTGTGTAATCGTCGGGAAACCCCTGCAACCGCTCACACTCGCGTGGTGTAAGGCGGCGAACTGCCATTGATTGGGCAACCATATTCTGCCCGCGGTCAGCACATGGGGAACTGTCATGCCTTGCTGATAATGTCCCAGCAATTTCGCCATATTGCGTCATTGGTTGCACCAGCACATTCTCTCCACCGTTGTTTCGGCCCTGTGCAAAGGCAATGTCTGACACGCAAGGGTCTTGTGTGCCGTGGACAATCATATGGCCGACAGATGCATCTTGAACGCCCTGCGATAGTCCTGTCCGTGCTCCCAATGCCCCAACAATAAAATTGTCGGTCTCCGAATCGTATCTTTGCCCTGTGCCGCATGTTAATGTTTTGGCAACAACATAAGCATCAGCCTCTACTCTGTCGTTCCCTGTGCGACTGAACGGAGGGCCACTTCCAATTGTGGGGGCAACGTCTTCCCTCGCTTTTCGGCGCGGCGCAGTATCCCGGCGCATGCCCTCGCGCTCAAAAAGAACCTCTGCGGGATCGAACCCGTCTCTAGCACTTGCGACAACGAACACACGGCGGCGGCGTTGGGCCACTCCGAAATATTGGGCATCAAGGACCCGCCACGCCGCTGATCGTTTGGGTCCAACAACCAGACCCGCGTTTGTCCATTTGCCCCCTGTCGGGACGAGTGGGGCATCGTTTCCAACAAGGGCGGCAAGAAAGCATCCGAATGCGTTGTCCTGAACTGAGAGGACACCGGGGACGTTTTCCCAGACGATGACTGCGGGTTTGTCTCCTCTATTACGTCGAAGATCGTCAATTGCATTTGCCAGCCTCACAAATTCCAGTGTTAAATTGCCTCGATCATCCGATAGTGACTGCCTCAGCCCAGCAACGCTGAATGCTTGGCAAGGCGTCCCCCCAACCAGAAGGTCGGCGTCTACTATCCAGTCCTGATCTCGCAGTACGGTAAAATCCCCATGGCACGGCACATCAGGGTAATGATGCGCTAACACCTTACGGGGAAATGGTTCTATCTCGCTGAACGCCAATGGTTCCCATCCAAGCGGATGCCACGCCACTGTCGCCGCTTCTATGCCAGAGCAGACCGATAAATATCTCATGATAGCCCTATATCAATTGCACCAAAATTAACGCTACTTCGGCACTTTATGCATCGGATATTTATTTTGCAACAACAATATGTTAGGAAACTTGTCATTGGCACGACACATTACGTTCCTAAGTAATGTTTGTTTTTGTGCGGCTAAGGGACAAAACCATGGCACATTCAGAAGAGTATCTGCTGAATTTAATACAAACTTTTAATTCCACAAAGAACGCCTCTGCCACCGCTAGAGCTCTACAGATCAACCGATCAACACTCCAAACGCAACTGCTTGTCGCTGCCGAAAGGTTCCCCAATTACATAGACCTAAAGAGCGGGCGGCCCAAAAACGCTATTGATGCAAAGGGCAAGGATGTTGTTCTGCCTAGGAAATGGGCTGTCCCGCAGGTATACATCCCCGAAAAACCAGTACGAAAAGTTTTGGTCGGCGGTGACGCCCACCTCTGGCCCGGTGAGCCTCCCCTGATGTGGAAAGCATTTGCCAAGGTCGCCAAAAAGATCAGACCAGATGCCATTGTTTTAAATGGCGACATACTTGATGGTGCCCGCGTATCACGGCATGGGCGTTATCTGGGCTCTCAGGCCCCTACAGTGGGGGAAGAGCTTGAGATGGTGAAGAGGTGCATTAAAATGCTGCCGACCGTCTCAGAGCAAATATGGACTATGGGGAACCATGATATCCGTTTCGACAACTACCTTGCCAATAACGCGGGGGAGTTGGACGAGTATGTCGGATCCCTTGCAGACAGGTTCCCTCAATGGCACTTCGCGTGGGCAACCGTCATCAATGAAGTTGAAATCCGCCACCGCTTTAGAGGCGGCATTCACACCGCATGGAACAATGCGCTTCATTCGGGCATCAACATTGTGACCAACCACACCCATCAGTTGCAGATCACCGCTGTCAGAAACAGGCGCGGATCCCATTACGGGGTTGAGACCGGCATGCTGGGCGATCCCAACTCACCCGCCTTTGAATACACCGAAGGCGTTGTCAGCCGCGCTATGCCGGGTTTTGTTCTGCTGTCGTTTGACGAGGATGGCAACATGATGCCGCCTGAATTGGCGGAGATGATTCGCGGAAGGCCTGTGTTTCGCGGTGAGTATGTCTTCTAACGGTCACACACGGATAATACAAAATACCCGTTACAACCAACCCCTGATGGAGTTATGCCATGACTGCAATCGTAATTGGAACCCTTCTGCTCAACCATGATGCAGAGGCCGACACAAATTTCGTGACCGTCTCTTATGACGCAAACTTTATGAACCTCGACGTTTTCGAGCGTTTGTATTACGTTGATCGCGCCGTTGACGAGCTTCTCTCTTCCACTGACGATCCCTTTGAGGACGAAGAAGAAGAAGAAGACGAAGACGAAGAGTGGAACGAAGAAGAACTCGCCTAATTGGAAGGGGGCTTTGGCCCCCTTTTTCATATCTTGTGCGCCAATCGAGCCGCTTGCATTGCCCGCTCCAGATCAGACGCAGACACCGTCAATCTTTCATTGAACCTTTCAATAATCACATAATCGCGCCGATCAGGGTGATTGGTAACCTGCAATTCAAGTTCGCCGCAAGGTTTGCAGTCAACTTCCCAAACTCTAACCGTAGCCGTAATTTGCATGGTAGTACCCCCCTGTCTTGGCGTTGTCGGTAGTTCGTTCTCTCTTTTTAATGTGACGCACATATAACACCTTTAACTTGGATAAAGGGCATCAGGTGGAGCCCCTGTATGCAACATATCGCTTTCAATATCAGCGGTCCACTCTTCGCCTCGGATGATCATGCCAGTGCGGCGCAGATACTGTAGTGCCATCGTGACCGTATCAACCAGATCGTCATGCTTTGCCTTTGGGAAGGTCGAGCACTGCGTGATCACCATGTCGGCCCATGACCGATCGGGGGCATAGATCAGACCGCCGGCAAACAGCGGCACCACAGCATGCGCCCGCGAGATCTTATCAATCCCGATGTGAGCATGAGCCCCGTACAGGTCAATCGGCTCAACCACAAAGGGAAGATGGTTGTAGATGCGCCGCAGCTCCTGAATAACGCTCGGCCCCGATGCTTTGTTTTCGACCAGCAGTTTGTCCACCTTGTAGGTCTTCATGGTCTCAGCAACCTTTTTGACCAGATCATGCAGCTCTAGCCGCTCTTGCCATGCATGCATCAGGATCACCCGTGGATGCTCCTCCGAGTATTGCCGATCCTCTACAAAGTTAATCAGGCCATCACGCCCTGTCACGCGGGTGGCCACCGCCTTCTGGTTGCCCCCGGAGAAAATGCCCCAGACGGTCATCGCGCTATAGTCGTTCTCGGTCTTGGTGGTGAAGGCTGTATCAAGGCTGGCCACCAGATACTCTACAGGCGGGAAGTTCTGCTGGTCCCAGAGCGTCCACCAATCGCGCTTGATGATACCACCGCCCTTTGGTTCAGGCCTTTGCTGGAGCTGCCCTGCTGCGCCCCATGGGCCCAGTTGCCGTTCCAATAGGCCGACTTCCTTTTCCCCCATGCGCTCGGTCCAGAGCAACTCGCCCTCCTCCTGCCGGGGATCTTCCCATCCGTAGGTGTTGACGAAAGCGCGATCCTTTTCAAACCGCATCGGTAGCATCAGGTGGCACCAGTCCCCTACATCCTTGGACAGTATGTGCCCCGTAAGGTCTTCCTCCGACAGTCTCTGCTGGATAACAACAAACGCTCCAGTTTTAGGGTCGTTGAGTCGCGTCGAGAGCGCATTGTCCCACCACTCGATGGTGCTTTCGATCGTAGCCTCACTGAAAGCCTCTTGTGCGGCGTTTGGGTCATCGACCACAATGATCGAACCACCTTCGCCCGTAAGCGCGGACCCAACCGATGTAGAAAGGCGAGATCCACCCTTATTATTGTCGAACCTCGTTTTAGCATTTTGGTCCCCTGTCAATGCATACCGATCGCCCCATCGCTCCTGATACCATGGGCTCGTGATCATGCGGCGGCACTTCACCGAATCACGCAGCGACAGGCTCTGTGCGTATGATGCATGCAGGAACTGGACGCCGGGGCCACTGGTCGGGCTTTTGTGAGACTGCGCCCATGTCCACGCGGGGAATGCCACCGAGGTGATGGAACTCTTCCCCATGCGCGGCGGGATATTGATGATCAGCCGCTTCAGGTCACCATCAACCACGGCCTGCAAGTGTTCCGCAATAGCCTCAATCGGCCAGCCCTCGGTAAACCCTGATGGATCGATGGTCTTCCAAGCCCCTGCCAGAAACGTGTACA